AAGACCTTTATCGCCATAAGGGAACTCATTAACAACTCTTCCATCAGGACCAGGCATCGCACTGAGTTGAGGACCAAAGCTGGTCACATTCATCGGGTTATTCATCTGTGTCGTCGGGTCACCCGGCGTAACCGACATATTGATTGCCAGCTTTTCCCGATTAGGGTCAAGAGCAATAGAGTTTTGTTGAACTTTAGATCTTGCCATTATGCAATCCTCATGGTTTCGGAACGATCATTATTTCCAAAGTCAGCATTACCTGCAGCTTTTGCATATAGTGCAAGGCGCTGATCTAATTTGTCAGTGCCAACATTATTTTGCTCTGGAGGTGCAGGTGGCGTTGGAGTTGTCTCAGGTTCAGGGGAACTATCAGCAACTGGCTGAATTCCACTGGTATATGGATTTCCATCGCCCTGAGCACGTGCTTGCCTAAGTCTTTCTTGATAGTCAGCTTCCTGACTATTCATAGTAATTTTATGAGCACCGTGAGTATTAACGGCATGCATGATTTTATTTAAATAGCCTAAACCTATTCTACACTTAAGACCAATCTGTGCTGAGCATCATCCGAGTTCCAACTGCAGTATCTGCAGGTCCAGGGACTGCCATGATGAATTCAGCACCTGATCTTTCAAATGCATATCGACGTACCTCTGGACGACGATAGTTTGGAACGTACAAGCTTTCCGCCAGACGGTCAATTTCTCTCAAGTAAATCTCCCTGAAATACTCATCACCTTTCAATGGATCTGATGTATTAATTGTTCGGCTTACGTCTCCCGAAATAATCTCTTGCCGCGATGGATTCAGTACTCTGCTACCGCCATCATCAAAGTAATCATCAGGAATGGCAGCACTTGCTTTCCATGCAATGTCACACCGTTTAATGTGATAGTTGATCTGTTCATACCAGTAATCATCCGGGATAAGAGCCATAGCTTCTTCTAGCCGAGAACGATCACCAGCAGGGATCTGAGCACCTGCATTAAAGCCTAGGTGAAAACGTACTTTTGACTTTAGATAATCGTCTAGTTCCATCAGGCAGCTCCTCTAGTGATGTTGCTGTATGTAGTAGCTAGCTCGTTCTCTAGGATTTGAGTTTCAACTGGTGTCAACTCTTGACCGGTCTGGATTTTTGCCAGAAGTGTGGCGGCAGGGGAGTTCTGCATGGTTGCCTGTCGGACTCCGGCACCAAGTCCACCACCAAGGATTGCGCCAACCAAACCACCAGCAAACCTGATGCCAGGACGTACCGCGTTACGTACGCCTCTCATTCCTGTATTGGGGGCAGGGACTAAACCTTGTCCTGCTGCCAAACGATCTTTGATTTTGTTGATCTGCAGTCCAGCTGCATGAGGAACGGCACCAGCTGTAGCTCCAGTCAATGCACCAATACCAGCGCCGAGGGCTGTAGCAGTGCCAAGCCCCATCCGGTTCTGTTCGTCTTGCGCCGCCTTCGCTAGTAAAGCTTCCTCGATACTAATAGCCATTACTACATTTTCATTTGCTAATTATAGTTTAACTAAATCAGTCTCTTTGTCTCCAGTCGTCTGTTTTGTCTTGTTTAAACCATTCAACAATTTCATCAGCACCATCAAACCCACTACTATGATTTGTAGGATCTGGATCACCGATATCCATTTGATTTAAAAATCCATCTAATGAATCTTCAACCATATCTGGGTTGTTAGCTAAACGTCGAGCTTTGCGCAATATTTCTGAAGCCGATCTATTTGATTTAGCCAATTTGTTTGCCCAGATCATGTCTTCTAGCTTTACTTCTTTTTGCTCTGTAATTCTTTTGCAGATAAATTCAAGACGTAGACGATATTTCGTAGACAGCATACTAACCTCAACGCTTGTATCAAGCTTAACTAATAAAGATTAAGTCCTCTTCAATCAATTGATCCCAGTTGACACGGGGAATGTTTTCAAGCTGTTTAAGGTTGGCAAATCTTTCACCACTCAAGGACATACGAAGTTCAACAATCTTCTTGGCTGTAGCAAAGCCAACGCCAGGCAGTCTCTTGGCAATCTGCTCTGCAGGTGCGGCATTCAAATTTAAACGAGTATCTTCAATAGGCACAACAGTCTGAGGGATTTGCTCTTCAGGAGCTTCCTGCTCTACAGGAGCGATCTTTGCCATTCGTCCTTTCTGAGGATCATAAGGAACTAGCTGATCTAACATCATAAAAGTGACACCACCTGCAGCGTCTTTTACCATTGCAAATTCTTTATCGTGCTGAGTAACAAATTCCACCAACTTACCAGTTTTGGTGTCTTGAAATAACTTGTGGTCGGACATATCTTTGGGGTATACCTAACCTTATTATAAGCACAAAAAAAGCGCCTCCGAAGAGACGCCTTTGATGCTGATTATATAAATCAGGTGCCTTGACCAGCTTCGATTCCGTAAGGAATGTGAGCGTCGTCAATGTCAGGAGCAGAGGCTGCACGGTAGTAGCAAACTTCAACCAGAATGGCGGAAGGGCTCTTACGATCAGCACCAGCAGAGGGGTTCTGCTCAGCAGTGAAGGCTGCAGAGGTGACGACTTGGACTGCAGTGTCAGCAGAGGTGCTAACAGCAGTGCCATTCAGTACACCCAGCATGGGAGAAGTAGAGCCTTCCGCAGGGAAGAACAGGTTGCTTGCTGCGGTCAGGGTTACTTCACTACCGGTGTTACCAGGAGCGTTGCCACCAAGGGCAGCAATCTTGATGGTATTGCCGGAAGCAGCTGCTTTCACGCCAGGGGCGGAAACAGCCGTGCGATAGACAACGGAATTCTTGGGAATTACGAAGGTCTTATCGGTGCGGGGCTTGTCATCTTGACGCAGGTCAGGAGACAAGATCTTCAGGCCATAGGTGCCAGCAGCAAGAGAGCCGCTAGACAGAGTGCCTGCATTGTCGGGATCGAGAACCAGTGCACCAACGGCACGGTAAAACTCGACACCAGGGAGGGCTTCAACACCTTGTTCGCGATATGCGTTCAGGTGAGAAACATAATTACCGGGAAAAATTACGGACATAGTTAGTTAGCTCCTATCAATAAACGAAAGAGTAACCAACCGTGATGAAATCGCGATTAAGCGTTTCAAAACCGGCGAACAAGCTCCAGATCATGATGATGAAACGGCTGAAGTCGTCGTTGTTGTTCAGCAGAATCTGAGCGTTGTTACCACCAATACCCACGCCAACAGCCTGAGGGCCGAAGAAGATCAGCTGAGAAGCCGTGTAGTCAGCGGCGGAGCTGCTTTCATCAGTCACAACGAGGTTGTAAGAGGTTTCGGGCAGGTTGGTGGACTCGAACCAACGGACACCTTCAAAGAGGAAGCCAGTCGGCATAACGGGTTGGCCAGCAACAAAGCCAGCTTGACCGTAAGCAGGGCCCATGCCTTGGTAGAAGTTGGCGTTGGGAGCCTGGTTGGGCTGCATGGGGTTAATCATGCCGTTGCCCGGGTAGCGAGCGATCTCGCGGAAGTCAGCGTTCTGGCGCAGGTGCATCATCGCGGTTGGATCCACGATGCAGCGGTAGTAGCCATCAGCAAAGGTCGGGACGTTGCGCTTACGCATGTCCTTGACGACTTCGAGGAGGTCGGTCTTCACATCGAACTTGGCGGATTCGCCAGCGGCGTAGGTAACGCCGAGGGTGCCACCAGAACCACCTTTGGGCTTACCGCCAGGCAGGTAGTAACCGCCTTGGTCCTTGCTTGCTTGACCAGCAGCTTCGGCTTTCAGGAGTTCGTTAGCGAACACCCGATCGCGCCAGCGGCGATAGTCGTCGAGCAGGGTCAGAGAACCGATGCTCTGATGGAACACGTTCAGGTTGCCGGTATCCAGCAGCAGACGCTGAGCAGTGATCAGAGTTTCACGGGCCACCTTAAAGGTGGAAGGTTGGGAGGAATCGCGGGAATCAGCAGGACCGGTGTACTCACGGAGAGTAACCAGCACTTTGTCCTTCACGATGTTGCGTGCGGAGGCGGATCCAAGGGTTTGATCAGCAGTCCGCTCACGGGACTCCTTAGTGCCAGGCTTACCCCAGAAGCGATAGCGGTCTAACTGAACAGTCTGACCGGGTTGCTTGGAGAAATCATGAACCACCACAGGCTCGACTGCCATCTCAATGATGTAAGCCGGGTGGGGACGATAAAGTTCTGCACCAAGAAGCTTCGGAAAATCATTATCAATCCACATAGGATCGTAACTCCGTAAGCTAAAAAGTTTATAAGTGACTTCGACTTAGTCACATATAACGATATTAGTAGTTATTGCTATACTTTGAGATATATACCCCAATATTTTGTGGTTAATAAGAATGGAATTTATCGATGACAATGAGTGGACTCCAATTCATACCTTGCCTGGCTATGAGTGCTGCATTGAATACTATATAAATTGCAAGGGTCAGATAAAAAGTACAAAAGGTAGGACTGAAAAAATCCTCAAACAACGTAGAAATAAAAACGGATATATGCAAGTCAACCTCACTCAGAGGATTGGTAGGAAAAATACGATCACTGCAGCTGTTCATACACTCGTTGCATTAGCATTTTTAAAACCCCCGTTATCACTACCGGGCAGGACAAAATCATGTAGCAGAGTTAGGCACGTAGACGGCAAGAAAGACAACAACATCGTTGGCAATCTTAAATGGACTAAAATAGAAGAAAGTTGTAATCGCAAAAATGGCTGATAGTCTTATTCTTACTGGTGTAAAAAATGTTAGCAAGCATACTGGTAAAGAGCTACTGTTGACCCGTCCTAAGCGAGGTGGCGATACTCATAAAATCAAAGAATGGTGGCATGCTACTAACGGTGTTCAATACGTTGATTGCACCATTTTTCAAGTCACTGCCAATGGTGAAATCTTGAAGCTTGCAGTGGCTTCAGGTAACGGCACACATGTGCGTATTGATCATGACGGAAAACTGAACTTTGCCTTCTATGGAGCAAAGGGTGTTACACGTGCAGCGCTTTTCACTCGTGATCTTGAATTGATCGAGCATTACGTGTTGCCCACAATGAGTGGCGGCAAAGTAATGACCGTTAAGCCTCAGGGTGCTTCTGACAAACCCAAAGGACCGGAGCCTAAAAAGGTTGCAGCGGTGAAGTCTACAAAAACCACTCCGATCGTAAACACCAAAACCGCCTCAGTCCCTACGGTTAAGCTTACCAAAAAGCCTTTAAAAAAAGATATTAAATCAGAAGATTAATAGCTAGGTCGGTCGTTACTCTTCATGATGTAAGACCTGTTTGCAATTGATTCGAGAGGAGTATATTCCTCTCCAATTTTTACTTCGATGTTGTAGGGAAGCCTACGGGTATTTCTTGCAT